TGTACAAGAACAAATAATTTCTATTAGAAATAGTAAGATTGTAACAGAAAAACCAGTTGAAAGTGAAAATGTATCTAAGGAAGAATCGCCTGTTGTAGTTGATAGTAAGGTTCTGAGAAATATCCCAAGACCCGCACCAGCACCATCGCCTAGTTCGAGCAGTAGTGGTGAAAGAATCTACCAAGGCGTTGCATCTGGTTACATTTATGCAACAGGTACTTATGGCACCGTTAACCAGAATGCAGGTGGATATTCGCCATTTAGAGTATCAGTTGGTCAACCAGCTGTTATCTCACAACCTGCTATTGGTCAGGGTGCTATTGAAAGAGCGGTTGCGGATGGATACTCAGAAGCATCTATTAGATCTTGGATGAGTCAACCTGGTGTTATCGTGGGTCCATGGGCAGCAGACTGGAAAGCAAGATCTTCTGACATCAACCTTAAGAAGAATATTACTCCTATTGATAATGCTCTAAATAGATTGATGAATATGACTCTTTGACAATGATAGAGAAGATAATGAATCTAAGTGGAAATAGATATGATTGGAATGAAAATATGAAAAACCTGACTGGAGAAACTGGAACAGAATATGGAGTATTAGCTCAGGAAGTTCAAAAGGAATTTCCTGAGATGGTTATGAAAGGTAATGATGGTTATCTTCGTGTCGATTACATTCAACTCATTCCTGTTATGATTGAGGCAATAAAAGAGTTAAAACAAGAAATAGACCAACTTAAACAAGATAAATAACAAAATAAGGAACC